GGCATCGCCCGTGTATTAGCTAAGCGAATCGCATCACCTATCAAACCATTCAGGCCTTCCCATAAAAACTTGAAGAGAAAGTGAGCGGGAATGGATAAGATACCGATCAAGCTTGGGATTGAATATACGCCAGACATCGTGAAGATGTCAGCAAAAATACCTGTCAGGACTAGAATGTGGGGAAGGTAGGTAATAGTATCTGTCATCAGAGTAGAAAACCCAGCTGGTCCAGCAGGAGCACTCGCACCATTGATGTACGCCACGGTTCCGGCCACACCAACTATGGCTGAGATGATTGAAAGAATTAGCGCGCCCCACCACGGAACCTTTTCCGGTGCAGGTGATGGTTTGGAGGACGAAGATCCCATCTTGTTTTCTCCACGATACTTGTTTTATCGCCAAAGGACAATGGGACCAGTGCAGTCACGATCGACGTCTTCGCCGTTTCATCTTACATTTGGCCCCGTATTTCTCCCTCCATTGTTCCCACCGCCGCCGCCTCAGAAACCTGTCAATGCTCCAAACTTAACAGTCGGAATTGGTCCCGGAAAAAGCACAAACTGTTTGGTATGTACTCTCACGATTGATCCAACGATATCTTCGTCAACAGTTGTGTTGAGCCGAGATATATTGGGAAAAGTAACAGCCCCTGCTCCATCCTATCCTCCGAGCAACTTAGCAGAGTTCGTACCGAATTCAAACCATCCAGAGCACCCGGACGGTCCTGCAGACAACGAATGGTGTAATGGCGGGTGCCTTTATGTCCCCCCACATAATTCGCGTACGGGCGGAGCTGTCCCACCGACCACTTTATCATGGGCTAACGGAACACTGCTCTCAGACGACGTTGACGCATGGATGAACAACAATAGAGATTACGCGAATCATTGGCTGGCCCAACAGCGGTTAGAAAGTGCCCACAAGCTGATATTGGACAAGAGAAACAGCTCGGTAAAAATGGTCCGTATTTGGAATCCCTCGGACGATCCCACAGATCCGGCGGGTAGTATACAGGTCAACTGGAACAATCACGGTGCTCTGACTCGGTTGTTCCTTAAACCGACAATTCCCTTTACAGTGTCCTTTACGCCAGGCACCGTCTAGCAAGGGTATAATACAACGCGATAGTCGTACCCGAATGACGACCCACCTCGACACCGTTCTTAAAAAACACAATCGTGGGCCACGACAGTACGCTAAACTTCTGGACGTAGCGCTCCTTGTCCTCCGTTGTGTTCACAGACACCCACTCGATGTCAGGAAACTCCTCCTTGAGAGTCTCGATCGAAGGCTTAATAACCCTGCAGGGGGCACACGATGGAGACCAGAAGTGATAGGCGGTGCTCATTCTACCTTACTTACTATAGTAGTTTCTATTTGTAAATGACCCCGTTCCGCGCGGATGACGGGTGTCTTCTGAATGATCTGCTTCGTAAGTCCAACGTCCCGCGTCTTACATAACTCAGTAAATGCCTTGAACAAGTGCTTGTCAATCACGTCCTTGTCCAATGTATCCAGGTTTCCCCGCATCCAAGCAAGAATGTCCTTCTGTTGTGTAGGAGGACCCATGATCCTCAGAGGACATCCCGGGAATAGAATGTCCTGAACGACGGGCTGAATGATCTTTACCGTTCCCTCAACAATGTCCCTGGCCATTTGATCGACCTTGGCATTCTGAACCGACAAGTCATCTTCGCCTCCTGTGTGGGCTCGCACGTGGTGAAATCGATAGCTCTTGAACTTCGACAAACGCAGAGTGATGTCCTTAATCAAGTCTTGGTGGAGAACATCCTTTCCTTCTGCAGTCTTCCAGCCACGATTCATCCATCCGTGAAGCCACACCGTCAGACACTTAATTGAGTAGTCGGAATCGGTATAGATTACAAGGTCTGTGTCTACCTCCCCTCGGTCTTCGAGGATTGAAGTCGCAAGGTGGATGCCACTTAACTCTGCGCGTTGATTTGTTTGCGACTGATCTTCGGGAACTCTACGGGCCGTCGACCATTCAGGGTGTTCAGGAAACCAAGCAGCAAAGCCGGCTTTCGCGCCTTTGCGTCCGTTCATTGTACACGATCCATCTGTGAATACACGCATGTCTCGTCCTTCCTTACTTCCCATTCTGTCCATTTTTCAAGGCTTCTAACTCAAGTTCGAGTTTTCGTGGATCGTCCCATGCGTCTGTGTTCAACGGTTCCGTAACAGTAGGAACATGGCGATACGAAGGGAGAGTTGTAACAATACAACGAGATATAATGGCCGATTGTAAAATAGGTTCTTCGATATGAAACCAAACACGACACCGAAACGACCTTTGTTCAAGGGAACGACGAAGCATCTGTTGGCATGCCAAACTGAGGAAGTGGGCGTGCCAAACTAACAAAATACGCACACGAACGCTTTGCTTTGATGGGGCGAATGTAACCCACTGGGCAAACCACTTTGCAAAGTCGTCCATCGAATTCTTTGTGGCCGCATCAATTTCCTCAAAGTCGCACTCGTTCTTGTATTGCTTTTTGTAGTCCTCCCACAGAGACCGCGTTTCTCTATCGTTCAGAGCCTCGTAGAGAATTCGGTGAGGGGGTGGGAAGCTCATTAAGTAGTGGCCGGCGGATTGGCTGTAGATGAAACAATGCGCTTAACGGGGATCGCAGCCGACACAACATAGAGACTGTTCTCGGTCGTAACGATAAAAATGTTATCCTCCTTGACACGGGAGATCGACTCAATCGGAGACGTGTACTCTGTATCCGACTTGACGAGGAACTTGGTCGTATCCTGAACTCCAATGCAGCACTTCTTCTCGAGGCTGTCATTGTAATAATCGAGGTAGATCGGGCGATCCTGCTCGATTGCAATCTTGGCGGCCTGGGCCATGGACGTAGCAGGGGGCACTTGGCTCATTTTTTACTTCGCAAGGTTGAGTTCTTCACAGCTTCAACGCATCCTCCAGCTTGAACTTAGACTTCATGTTGAGGCAAGGTGTCTCGGCCTTGGGAATGGACAATACGGCACGAATATGAACCTTCACCTCGGGGACGCGAGACGCAACGGCAAACATGAATCGCACCAGACAGTCCACATGTTCCTCCGTCTGTGCTACCTTTGTGTGACGTACACACTCGAGCAGATCATCGGCAACCGTCTTGACAAAGACCGACATGACCGACTGAGGCAGAAGGCCACGGGCATACAACTCTGCAACGTAAACTGCAAAGGTTCGCTTCTTCTCCTTCTGCTTTGTCCATGCGATGATTGCGTCACCATAACCCTCGTCTGTGTGAGCAGGAACGATCGTCACATTGGATGTCGCATACAGAGTATCGAACATAGATACCTGCGTAAGAAGATCAGCCTTTGCGTCCGGATACGTTTGAGCAATCTCGGCATACGTGTCGGCCATCAGTGACGCATAGAACGTCTGTGTACATCCACGATCGAACAACAGGGTCGTCACTCGCAAGCGAAACATCTCATCTCGCTTGCTCAACTTGTCAAGGATATTTGTCATCATCTTGGCGTATGTCTGCTTCGTCAACTTGTTAATGAATGCGTTGATCTCATCGTAATCCGCATCGTCCTTCTCACGGGCCTTGCGGTGTAGGGTGACAAGCGCAAGTTCGCGCCAGTTCGCCGCCGACTCAGAAGCAGGTCGCTTGACTGGTGCCGGACGCCTGAATGTAGGCTTGAATGAGATCTTGAGCTTGCTGATGATTTGCTGGATGGACTCGTCGAGGGGAGGACGGGGAGAAGAGCGAAGAGAATAGAGAGTAGCGATGTCCATCCTGCCTACTCTCTGGTTTAGAGAAACGTTTCCGTTTTCTACCAATGGGGAATTGCTTGTCCGGAGATATACCAATGGCTCGTATCGGACATAAGACACTACGAGCTTCGAAGTTCATGAAGGTAAAGACGTTCGGAGATGCGCTTCGATTTGCCGGTTATCCGATACAAGATGATGCAGATATCGAGTTCACTCGCGGAGGTGCTCTGATCTTAACAAAGGCTAGTGCTCGATTTGAGTTTGTTCCTTCGGTTCACGTCAAGGGAACCGTTATACCCATCGCGAAGCTATACGGCAAATAAAACGGAATTCAAAGGTTCATACTACAGTAGAAGACGGTACCATGTCTGATACAAAGATGCCTCACACATGGGTGCTGTGGTACCACGATCCCAACGACAGCAATTACGCTCTTGAGAGTTACACCAATATCACGTCTGTTTCTACACCCGATCAGTTCTGGAGCGTCATTGATGCAATCCCGAAGGAGGCATGGGAGTCTGGAATGTTCTTCTTCATGCGAGACGGCTATCGCCCTCTGTGGGATTCACCTGAGAACGCAAAGGGCGGCGCATGGTCCAAGAAGGTCGATGCCAAGGATACCTACGAGGTCTTTATCGACTGTATGGTCCACTGTCTGGCAAGCATGTTTCTAACCAATTACAAGGAGGCCATGGTTGGAGTCTCTGTATCTCCCAAGGGACAGTTCCACATCATCAAGATTTGGAACACAACGACCAATGTGACAGACAGACGTCTGTTCAATTCGTCACTGAAGATGAAGATCGCGGATGATATTGTCTACAAGGCTCATAATACACGTCCCAAGTGAGGTCAACTACACTCCACTAACCACCAATACGAAGCATAAAGGATATATGTATGGAGAATGGTGGTTGAAAGGACCAGGGCGACATTCGTCGTCTCCTGATCCATTATTTAGGCAAGCGTAAAAAGATACATGGCCTGATCTACATCTGCCATCAGGTCATCGCGGATCGCAAGCAGATCTGTGTCTTGCGGCGAGACCTTCGCAGGCAATACCTTCACGAGATAGGATCGTGTCTTCCGGAGGTACGCCTTCATGCCTTGCGAGGTCAAATTTTTAACTGGAATCGTCTTCCCAATGTTCGGACGTCCGTAGGTTCCCATATAGGATTCTACGAACTTGTCGATATGCTCATCAAGGGACTTCACCAGTTCATCGGTCGCCTTGTGCTGAGCAAACGAGCTTGTTTGCCAATGATACAGCTTCACCTGATCCCGAATGTTAAAAAGAGTTCCAATGAGATTCGCGTTGCGCGTGACTCTCAACGTCTTGCCACCCCGAACCAGTCCAGTCGGAGCAGGGGGGCCTGTCAGGGGTCCAACTGATCGACGCGTACCAAGACCTGCAATCCCGACATCTCTGATTGATGGCGCGGGCGTCGGTTCCTCTGTGACAACAGGTGGTGCCATTGCTTCCGACTCGGGCGACGGGGGAGGTGAGTCCGCTTTCGGAGTATACACTCCCGATTCTGCCATGGCTTCTAATAATATCCGTTCTCCATAATCGTTCTCCGCAGCATCCCAACGAACGTTCCATTCGGCAACTTCATCAGCCGTCCAGGTGCCTTCAATCTCAGGTCTCCTCTCCATTATAGTATCAAAACAAACTATCTGAAGTCGGGATTCCACGCCTTGATGTATCCTTCTTCAAATGTCTCGGCAAGGTATGGACATAGCTTATTGCGGATGATCGCATGACCAAAATCAATAATCCAGACATGTCCATTCTTTTCCATGAAGTTATACGGAGTCACATCCTTGTAGTGAATACGATAGGTGTCCCAAAGAACCCAGAGGATCTTGTAGATATCTTCACGAACGTTGTTAGGAACATCGTTAATATCCTCGCCATACAACTCGGCTATAGAACACGCGCCCAGATCATCCATTTCGATAAACGTCTTTCCATCTGTCTTGAGAATTTGGGGAGCAACCCCAATTGAAGCAGCGATCTGCTGAAGCCTAATCTCTCTCGCCACGTCTCGTCGTGCGGTGGTTGGGAAACACTTTCTGAAGACGGCGTTTTCCATGGCGCGTTCCTCGTTTCATGCTACGTTTGAATCCATTTCCTCCCAGCTTCACGCGGACTCTGGGAAGGCTTTCTTCAATTCTTGCCTGTTCGGACAATTGATTAGCAAAAAATCGAGATGATTCGGCGGCGGATCTTGCCGATGAAAGGGGTCCAGGAGGAGGCGGAGGAATCGCTGCGGCGTTGGAACGTTCGGGTCCAGGAGGAGGCGGAGGAATCGCTGCGGCGTTGGAACGTTCAGGAGGAGGAGGCGGCGACACGGCGGCGTTGGAAGGTCCATCAGGCCGGGGTCCAAACTGCCAACGGATTCGCGAGAGAAACATGTAACTTGTTTCGATGTGTTTATTTATGTCCTCCAAGGTTGTGCACATGGAGATCAGCTCTACAACGATTCGGTTCCTTGCACAGAAAAATAGTTTGGGAAGTCCATCACTATCTTCCTTGGTTTCAATGTCAAGTATCAAGTGAGTTAGAAGATCCGTCTCATCGGAAGGTAGTGTAAGATTAATAGCATAAATGTCCGTTTCGGGCTTTACTTGAGGGACATCACCTATCACAACATCAAGTCCCTGACTCAGACATTTGTAGATTGGTAGTACCTCTAGAGTTTTTAGACGAACACAATCGCGACCATTGATTTTTTCTGTTGGTACAATCGCTGTGTCGTCGGCGGCGGCGGCCGCCTTGTTTCCTTCTACTGCGACCGTATACTCTCCATAACCAGCGTCCCATGGAACGACTACTAACATCCTTTTGCCATTATCAAACTTCACATCATCGCGACCCATGTAATCTAAGTATGGTCGGAAGGCTGTGCGATCTTCCTTGGTTTCAAAGAAAACACGCTCGTAAAAAATTCCGCCACGATTCTCACACCTTATACGATTGGTTATTAAGTTCGTGTAAAACCGCGGATTACGATCTGAAGCAGCGCCTTGGTCTCCGGCTGCTTCTTCACTTGTCAAGCATTCAGGGTGAGTAACGATGACATCCTTAAAAGCTCTGTCTTTCGGAAGCTGGAACGTATATGCACTGTTCAGCCATAGGTATTCAATCGGCAGCTGGATCAGAGCAATGGGAAGATCCATTTGACGGTTCGTAAAAATTAACGAAAGGATACGGTCATCGGCTTTACCCGCATTGGTTTGCTTTAGGCTTTCTTTAGACCATGAGTCCAATAGGTTTTTAGAAGGAACGCTATCCGCAAAAAACATGATGCCTCCGGATGTTTCAAAGATATACGGATCGTAACACAGTTCTCCCAAATACCTACTGCTAGCACGGGGATCACAGTTCCACCCGCGTGCCATGAAATCTACGTTAGGCGTATCAAACAACACAGGGTACTGTCTAACCTTTTCGTCGCCGTCAATGTAGAGACATCCCGTGAATGGCTTTCCCAGTTGTTTGAAAGCGGCCGCACATGATTCCACGGCACGCTTGATGAACAACGGTTTCGCATTGATGGCGGATTGGTACATGCCATTAGCTTCAAAGCCCGTGTACCGAATTGCCATATAGTTACAATTTGCCTTGCGGCAGTCTTCCTTCCAACGTGTAATCATCTGTTCAAACGTAATCGGAGCTACATAACCTCCTTTACCAGGAAGAAACTCTCCCCACTCCCCTTCTGCCTTCGCTTTTTCAATGAGTTGTTCTGTCATTGCTGCGATTTTGACCTTTGTTTCCGGTTTGTTAATGTATGTCGCCAAGAACGTCTGGCGAGCCGTTGCTGCAGCATTAAATTCTTTCTTCTCTGCAACTGTCAGTGGCCTACCTTCCCTTTTAATCGCCTCTTTTTTCTTCTTCGCAGCATTGAAGGTGGTAAAGATATTCGCAATCACTTTTTCATCACTCTCCTCATCCGCGTCTTCGCCTTCTTCGACGATCTGTTCTTCAAGCGTTTCCTTGATTTGCTCGAGGAGTACATCAGGGCATGGGCGTTGAGTATTCTTGTTAAGTCTGTCTCCGCCCCACCAATAGGTGATGACAACAAACTTACTGTCTGGATTTACAATCACGGGAACAAGTGGACCCGCGGGTGTCGGATTGTCTAGGTGCATATTTATTTGAGCTAAGAACTCGTCCGCCATTATGAAGTATTCCGAAAACATTTATGTCGAACATGGCATGAGACATAACTTGATGTCGCCGAGGTTCGCAATGACATAGCGGATCATAATGAACCAGTCATTCTTCATGTGAACCTCCAGGTTGTTCGACAGGTTCGAGCACTTAGTAAAAAGAACAAGGTGAGGCAGGGAATACGTTCCACTCACAATCTCCTCAGACTCCTTCTTGGCTATGGACATCTCTGAAGCCGTATCGCCCATAGTGACAGTCTGTGATGCAAAGGGTCCCTTGCAAGAAAAGGTCAATGTGTTTCCAACATTCTTGATATCGACAGTCTTTGCCGACAACAGAGTCATGTCGCGACAGATCTTCTGAAAGTCGAGAGAAGGCATTGTGATACGAGCAGAGAACTCTGTTTCGGGCATCGTAATGTCCGAATCATCGCGATCCAGCAGATTCAGGCGATAGCGGATACGACGCTTCTTCTCACCGTTCTCCAGGGTAATACAGAGGTGATTCGACTCGGCTCTGGAGACCGAAAAGGTGATCGTATCATCGTTCGTAACCGTCTTCACAATACGGTAGAAGTGATCCGTATTCAACCCCACGTCCAGCTTCGGTGCTGAGTGATTGTACCTGTATTCCTCAAACTTATTTGCGTAAAGCCTCATGTGAGTGAGGACTGTACGGGTATTGTCCATTGCGATCATGCGGATGCCATCCTTGTCAAAGACAAGACTCATCTCCACAAGCATCGACTTAAGACCCTCGGCGAGAGTACGAATGGGCGACGTCTGAACTGTCTTGGCAACTACCAGGTCTTCGCTCATTTATGTATCCTCGAGGCTCGGTGTCTAAGTTCTTCTACGCAGTTATTCATCGGTGTAGGCGAGCAGGCAGAGTGAGAACACGCTCATACCGATCGCAAGCCAACGGAGACCTTTGATGCTCTCACCAAAGAGGAATACGCCGGAGAGTGTGACAATAATGTCGCTCATCAAGTTCCAAATGAGGTTCACAACTGTCATATCTGCATGGGTCAGGGCCTTCAGAAACAGATACGGTTGAAACGCATACACAACGGTTGCGGTAGGAAATCCAACCGAATACGGGAGGGTTTTGTTACTGATCATCTTCAGGGCTCCCATCATAAAGATATCCATGAGAGCCATGACCGTTCCAAAAACAATCGGAAGCATGTCAAACTTGCCCCATTGCCAATTCACCGACTTGATTGCAACGTCGATGAAATCCTTCGCGACCGCCATTACTTCCTGGGAAGATAAGGAATTGCCAATAGACACAGCAATACAATCAACACTACGAAATCAAATGCCCCGACAATCTTCTTGTACTTGATGGGTAACTCATGAGTCTCTGGTGGCACGCCGCCGTACGGCTTGAGCCAACCTACAAAAGCTCCAAGTAAGGTTGGTCCCAGTTTATCATTGCAGTCGTAGATGTAGTCGTACCAGGCCATAAATACGTACGCAGCCATTGCCAAGACGAACCCAGCGACAACCTGATGCTGCCAAGCGTTTGAATGAGGGGCGAAATACACCAAGAGTACAAACGCCGCAAACACGAGGCACTTCTCATTAACATAGAGTGGAGTTCCAAAAAGGCCAAGACCCATTACTTATGGCGGCGGGTTTTTCCATGGGACATACGAGCTGACTTCTTACGCGAAACAATCCGACCACTCTTGTTGTACTTGAGGTCGCCCTTCGATAGGCCACCTGAAGTCTTCTGGGCGTTGCCATGCATAACCTGAGCACGAGAACCAACTGTCTTCATTTATACCTTACGAAGATTAAATGGTGAAAAACGCTTAGGTGTTCGATACATCTCCAGATAGTCCCCCCTCCACTTAAAACTCCATTCAGAACGCGTTTCCTTGACACAATCAATGTAGTGGTAAATTGGCCTTGTCTTATCTATCGTAAACTCAGTCTTCAGAAGCCCAGAATTATGTAACCGCATTGAGAACTCGTGATCCTCTGTATCGCGAATATCTGCATATTGAATCTCACGAACAATGCTCGTACGGACAATGTTCATGGGTGAAATCGTACGATAGTAAGCCTCGGGACGCTCAAACCAGGACTGAAAGTCGATTGAATGATAAAAAAGCTTGTTAAACACACCTCTCTCATAATGGGCGCCCAAGAAAGCGGCACAGTCATAGTCAACTCCACTTGTGATCATAGGTACAAACGTCTTCAAATAGTAAGGTGCGATGATATCATCATCATCGATAAAGCAATGATACTTTCCGGTGCATCGGGAAACCAACTTGTTTCGCTTTGCTCCTAGTGTCATTTCACGGTTATCGACTTCATATAGCACTTCAACCTTGATCTCCGGACATTCTTTGACTTGTCGCATGATCTCGGTATATGCCGCTTGAAATAGCGCACGTCTCTCATATAGAGTCGGCATTAAAATACTGATATCAACCATTACTCCTAGAATGTAAAAATTGAAGTACATGCGACCGCGATTTTTCTTTCGCGGGTGGCTGTGTCGTATCCTTGAAATTAGACTCGGGTCGTCCACAAAAGATATCGTTTGTCCATTCGAAGGGAAATTCGATAACGTGTTCCCCACTGAGTTTCTGTCCGTTACTATAATGTACTAATAACTTGTCCTTCAAGTGTGGATAAATACACGCTGCCAAAAAGCTTTGATCGTATCCACATCCATTATCCTGCGGATTGGCCTTGAACATCTCGTATGTTCCTCTCATATTAATACCGATTTTCCGCATACCCCATAATCCGCCCAGTAGCACTGCTCCATGCGATTTATTATCGCGAATACCGTGTAGAGAGTACGCAGGTCTAGACATAAAATCATTGATAGCCCATCTATCCTTCCAATGAATACGACTATCGGCATCACGACTAAACATGGTCTCAACGTCTGGCTCATCGATTGCAAAGAAACGATGTATCATATTTTCAGGACCACAAACTTCAGTTTGTCGAATCACTACGTTTGAATAGTGTCCGACTTGAGTCACAAACCCGGAGTCCACGTCAGGAGCTACGTAGATGTACACCTTCCACATGGGAAAGTATGTGCCTGCCAAGTAGATGTTTTCCAGCATAGGTAATGGATAATATAGAGGATTTGGCGGACCATAAAGACAAAAGGAGAACGCGTGGACCATTACTACATAATGCCATATTTATGTGTTCATTCGCACGAGACTTCTTTGTATCACTAACGTAATGAATAGGATTGGTGTAATCACCGGAATCACGGGCCAAGATGGATCATATCTTGCAGAGCTCCTCCTTGAGAAGGGCTATACAGTAATTGGATTGATCCGTCGTTCATCTACAACGCAAACAGAACGTATTCAAGGCATTATAGAAAACCCAAAGTTAAGGCTCGTTCAAGCAGATATGGGAGACATTGCTTCTATTATGAACGCTTTTCTGTCCATACGCGAAGCAGAACACATTGAGGTGTATAATCTTGCCGCACAGTCGCAGGTTCATACATCTTTTACGCAACCTGAATACACTCTGGACGTGAACGGCGTTGGACCCTTGCGAATTCTTGAAGCAATTCGTCAGCTTGGAATTGGATTCAAAACTCGATTCTACCAAGCATCAACATCAGAATTATATGGCAAGGTACAAGAGACGCCGCAGACCGAGACAACTGCCTTTTATCCGCGGAGTCCGTATGCGATCGCAAAGCTATATGCGTATTGGATTACAAAGAACTACCGTGAGAGTTACGGCATGTATGCTTGTAATGGAATTCTCTTCAATCATGAATCCGAACGCAGGGGAGAGGACTTTGTCACTCGCAAGATCACAATGTCGATTAAGAAAATCTATGCGAATCCAGAGTTCGTTCTAAAAGTTGGTAACCTTGATGCAAAGCGCGACTGGGGGTACGCGAGGGACTATGTGTATGGAATGTGGCTGATGCTTCAACAGGATACTCCGGACGACTTCGTGTTAGCGACGGGTGAAATGCACACCGTTCGTGAATTCGCAGAGCTTTCATTCAAGTTTGCTGGTCACACAGTAACATGGTCCGGTCAAGGCGTGGATGAAGTGGGTGTCGATGAAACGGGACGTATTGTCATTCGAACGGATCCCGTATTCTATCGCCCTGCTGAAGTCGAGTATCTTATTGGAGATCCCTCAAAGGCATATCGCGTTTTAGGGTGGAAGGCAGACACGTCATTTCCGGAGCTTGTTAGAAAAATGGTAGTGAGTGATCTTTCATGAAAACGTGTAGGTTGAAATAGGTTCCCCTGTCTCGCGATTGTAACACACCTTGACATTTGCATCGAGAGGTAGGTACGAAGCAAGGCAGTAGAAGGAGCTATCCACAGTGTGAATCTCGACTGCATGCTTTATCGTTTCGTAATAATGGGAGAACGGCTTATTAACAAACTGTTGAGCAAGGTCATACCACGGATGATCTTGCTGATACACGTTCATGTTAGGATCAATCGTAAGAATGTCCTTTACATCCCACTTAATGATCGGCGTCACATTGCTGGACGAAACCTGTTGAACGAAGATATACGCTTGTGATTTCACGATGGAATAGAGCGCATGTGAAGGTTCGTTATCCGGTACATGAAAATACGTATGGCGGATAGCCGGATCAAGATTGAGGTCACGATAGAAGCATGAGGGTAGATCATTCATGTCGTGGTGAGGCAATGTGTAAAAGCCCGAACGCAACACAGCTGCAAACACGTTCGGGGGTACATGAATACACTCGCCTCGATTCGTGTTTGTCGGTCGCACTACATATCCACCGTTGATCACAATGAACTTAATTGATGGAGTATCAGAGTAGAAGCTCTTCAATGTTTCGAGGTTTTTTAAGAAACAAGGAATATGAATCTCGTCATATTGTAGCGAGGCATAACGAACTGCCCCGATAAGTCCAATATGATCGCCAAGACCCATATGTCCCATAAACAGAGCGATTTGTTTCGCGTATCCCTTCTTCTCGCGAATGACAGACTGTGATATATGATTGATGGCATCTTTAATGCGGAACCGCATGTCGTTCTTATTTAAGATTTCTACACATTTTTGACCATCCGGATTTTCCATGTCTCGTATATCATCCTGCATAACCCAGATCGAATCATTCACTTCTAACAGTCGGTCATAGTAGTATCGAAATGTCTTCACAGTATCCTTTAGCTCTTCGTATAAGATACCATACTCTTGCTTACAGAACGCAAGGCGTTCGGGATCTTGAATGCGTTTACATTTGATATCCAATATCGTTAGCTTGTCAACTGCCTCTCCGATTGAGACGGGTAATCTGATCATATGACCTTTATCATCGAAAAATGATCACTTGTTTTATCGCAGACCGTAAACCCGAGTGTAGTGTATAGATTCTGCGCACCCGTATTATCAATGTCAACTGTGAGAAATAGTGTATTGATGTCTACAACGCGCGCATAGTCAATCAAAAACTGCATGATGATACGACCGTAACCGCGACGATGAAACGCAGGGAGAACACAAATACCAATCCAGTTCTTCTCTTCGAAGTCGATGTGCGCATATGCAACGGGCTCGTTTTCGATCAGTCCAATCAAGCTAATAACATGTGACTTTATGCAATCAGGGATCACTCTATTTTTGAAATACCTAAAAGTAGACGGCATCTCATTACGAGCAAACGCCTCAATCAAGTCGGCGGTTCCTTCCACAATCTCGAGTGGAGACAGTGTGTTCGTTGCGTATTGGTGTATACGAGTTGCAATATATACCTGATCAAAAGCAGTGAGTGTGCTTGACGACGGAATCATGACAACTTGTTCATGGTGAAAGTCATCCGGCAGTGCCTTTATTTCTTGCAAATGAGCGTGATCATGGATATCGTAAAACATCGGGCGAATATCCACACCGTACGTGGATAGTACACGGCACATGTGGTTCGAATCCCTAACGGTCGGGAGTCGCACAGCAAACATCCAAATACCTGTTGTCGTTGTTTCCGTTGGAAATAGCTTTGTATACCGACTATACACTGTTCGTTTCTGTGAAATAATTGCGTCGATATCCAACAGTTGATCATACAGCAACGCCGCCTGGAGATTCGTCATGCGATAGTTATACCCCAGAGTGTCGTAGATATATCGCTCGGATGTCATGCCGTGATGACATGTTCTATAGATAAACTCATATAACTCCTTATCTGCTGTATAGAACGCACCGCCTTCTCCCGACGTAACCATCTTGTTCGCAAAAAACGAGAGTCCGGCACACAAGGAAGCGGTACCAACTACACTGCCTTCATATTGCTCCATGAATGCCTCGCATACATCCTCCACGATGATAAGATCGGGGCGGATGCGTTTCATACGAGGAACATTCACGACATTTCCAACATTATGAACAACAACGACGGCAGCATTCGGTTCCAATGATCTGAGATACGCTTCATCTTCACACATGTTAAGCGTGTCAGGGTTTACGTCCATTACACGCAGCATATCTGCAGGATACTCGTAGAGAGCACAATTCCAAACAGCAACAAATACATAGTTAGGGACATAAATCGTCTTGAGGTATGGATACTTGAACTTGAGCGAAAGATAGAGAAGGTGTGTGGAGCTAGTCCCATTATTTGTCATAACCACGTAAGGTGTTCCAATCATGTATTGAAGCCGCAAACGAGCCTTGTTAATGAACTCACCCTGCGAACTGACCCATCCGGACTCAATTGCTTCATGTAGGCTTTTTAGGTAAGGTTTGACATTCGGGGTGTAGATGGGATATCTCATTTTGTATGACAAACAGAAAATGTAGGTGGGTTTCCACACACATTTTGTTGTGTTGTTTTCGGATTGTTGCGGAGGTCTCTAGTTGCTGTAGGCCAGTCCACCCATGCCACTCATCACGCGCAGCACGTTGTAGTTGACGGCGTACACGCGGACCTGGGCCGTGCGTCCACCACGCACCGTGTTGACGGACACCGTGAGCTGGAGCGTGGCCTTGTCGATACGCGAGAAGTTGCACGTTCCGGACGGCTGGTGCTCCTCAGGCTTGAGCGCGAAGGAGTACACGCAGATACCCACCGCCGGCGTGCGAGTGTGGTGCTGGAACGGCTGGACGCGGTTGAAGTACCGTCCCTCGCGCTCCGTGAAGCGGTCCTGTCCGTTGAGCTGGAGCTTGGCAACCTCCGTCGGCACCTTGCCCTCGCACTTGACTCCAGAGCTGAGCACCACCTTCGCGAGCAGGTAGTTCGTCGTGTCCTCGAACACCGCAGCCTGATCGTTGCCGCCCACACCGGCGTTGGTGTCGAGCCACGACGCACCACCCAGGGAGGGGCCCGTGGACATACCAACACCCGGCAGGTAGGGGCCCGAAGGTCCATCGCCCGTCGTCGTCGGGACAGTGCCGAGCTGGACCGTCGAGCCACCCGACTGGCCAGTGCCCAGGCCACCGCGGGCCAGCACGTCCATCACGATGCCCTCCGTGGAGAAGTCATCCGTGTAGTTGAACGGCTGCATGCCGTTGACCTCAGTGATGAACATCTGGTTAGGCGTGCAGTCCACGAACGAGTCGCGCTGGACGACCCACACGAGCTCCTTAACCGGGTGGTTAAAGTTCAGCTGGATCTTGTTGGAGCTCGACGTGATCGACTCGGCACCCGTGAACTGGAGCTGCTCGATCAGGTACTCGTGCGTCTGCTGGGCGAAGCGGCGGCGCTCCTCCGTGTCCAGGTAGACGTAGTC